CTACCGTCATTATCATTAAAGTCTATAACAAAATCGACTCCGACAATGCTTCGAACAATAGCTGCTCTTTCAGACAACGGCATAAAAGGAGAACCTTTCTTACGTGTCAACCATGAATCACTGTTAACGCCTACTACGAGAATGTCTCCTAGGGCTCTTGCTGCTTTGAAATAGGCGATGTGCCCAGAATGTATAGGATCAAATCCGCCAGTTATAAGGACAATTTTTTTCATGCTTTGGGAATCCTTTCTTTATTTTCTTTGCCGAGGTAATGGGACATAAATCCGGCAAATTTTGTAAACTTAAATGTATCCTCTCCTACATATCTTTTAACACCTGGATCAGTAACAAGATTGTCTAATGGAAAGAAGTTTATCATCGCCCTTGAGACCCAGTTATCATAAGGTCTATAAAGATCGTAGACTTTTCCTGTTTTATAGAAGTTAATGTATGTATCAATATAATTTTCGATATCTGGATGATTTAAATTAAAAATTTGTAAACCTGATTCGACCTGCTGACTATATTCTGCCCAATGCGAATTGGAGCTATGATTAAAACTGAGAGTAGACCAAAGGTGATCGCCGTTACTTAAAAGTTCTTCTGGCACAGGCTTATGAACAGTCACATCTGCATCTAGAAAAATTATTCTATCATATTTTAGATTTCGCACTGCCCAATCTATAATCCATGCCTTGTAGCTAAGTCTGACAACTTTTTTGCTTTGCTTCTTAGAGAACCATTCGTTATTTCGATCTATCACAGACCAATAATCTATAAATTCAACAAAATCTAGATCCGGAATGGTACCGTCGAAGAATATTATTTTCTTTCCGGGAAGATTGTGCCATGTTTTTACAGCATCGCCGTAATGTCGATGATACATCTCTTCGCTTAATGTGCTAATCCAAACAAAGCTATCAGACATTGATAGATTTCTTCCATTCATTAAAAGTCATAGGTTGAAAATTTATATCGTTATTAACATACCAAGTTTCAAATATCGCTTCGGTATTTTTACCTGCATAAACATCAGTGACCGCGATTTTGTATCCTTTTGATAACAGATAGTCTGTAGCAATTATATTATAATCAGATCCGTCTTTATTTGCATAGTTATCGTGTTCAAAGGTAATACAATCAAATGTTATTCCTTGTTCTATGACTCTTTTTAACGCAGCGAATGTGTTTGCTGGGGGCTCGATATCACAGGAAAGATATCCAATTCTCTCCGATAATTTATTTTTTTTGACGGCAGTTACATGATCAAAATCTAATGCACTTTCCCAATAGATTTTATTTTTTCTTTCAGTGCATTCTTCCCATAATGGTTTATGTTTCTGATTCAACTCTATGCTATATCCTCGCCAATTTAGCGTAGTTTCTAAATTATAAGTGTTGTTTTTGCTCATAGGCTTATATGCTCCTATCTCGATATAAGTTCTATTTCTAGCAACTATGCTGGCAAAATGATCCTGTAATGATTGACTTTTACTTTTAAATTTCATGTTTATAACCTTACCAATTCTTTTTGTCTTTTTCCAGAATAATGATACATGTAATCCAATAAATCTGTGTCTTCAAACCCTTGCGGACTTTTTTGTACACTCTTGCTTAGATTTCTATGAGGTAAATCTTTAATCGCATACCAAAGCACATCATTGTCCCACGGTCGATGTAGCGTATCTATTATTCCATTGTACCATGCTTCCTCGTAGACAGTTAACCAATTTTTAAATAATGAATGTTCTCGGTCGATAATAACAAATCCAGATTCGGCTTGTTTTAAATTACCGCAAATGATAGATGCAACATCGCCGTCCTTTGGCCAAAATCTCGATAAGTCGGGAGTTTTATTAACTTTTACATCACTATCTAACCATATCAAATATCTAGTATCTACGTTTTTCAAAGCCCAGATAAAACATTTTCCCTTTTTCCAGAATTTATGTTTCTTCCCTGTTATGTTCCAATAGATATCTTTTTTAGGATAGGCAGGGGACGAATCTATTATTTTAATATCTTGGTATTTGAAATCGGACATGTCGTCAACTAAGGCGATCTTTCTTCCAGACAGTAATTTCCAGCCTGGAAGATTATATTTTGCGACATTTTCATAATAGATTTTATTGAAACTAGTAACCCATGTTATGTTGTCCATACATCCTCTTTTATAAAGTGCTAATATTTAGTTCATAAATATATGCATGAAAAAGATAATTCTCACAGGACATAGGGGTTTTATAGGAAGTCATTATTTCGATAAGATCAAAGATGAATTCAACATTACTACATTTGATCGAAGAGCAGGACAAGATTTGTGCAGTCCGGCAATCACTGAATCTGCACCAGACTGCGATATTGTAGTACATATGGCAGCTACTAACGGCACTAGATTATTTTATGAACAGCCAACCGAAGTTGCTTTTAACAATACATTGCCAACATTTAATCTTATAAATCGATACAAAAATACAAATACCAAATTTGTTTTTACCAGTACCTGCGAGATTTTTAATGGAGCGATCGATCGAGGTTTACATCCTGTCCCCACAGACGAATCAGTACCAGTTATGTTCGAAGATATCATAAATCCGAGATGGAGCTATAGTATTCCAAAAGCGCTAGGAGAAAATCTAGTCGCAAACAGCGGACTTGACTGGTTAGTGATTAGATATTTTAATATCTACGGTCCGAGACAGATAGATCATTTTATTTCTGAATTTGTCGAACGAGTTGCTGCGGGCGAATATTATATTAAAGGCAATGATACAAGAAGTTTCTGCTACATCGATGATGCTATAGAAATCACTCATAGATTGGTAATGAACAGCAAAAATGCCATAGTTAATGTTGGTCGTCAAGAAGAATTTGAAATAGCAGAAGTTGCTAGAACCATTCTTGATATCATGGGAATAGATCCTAATAAACTAGAAATATTGCCAGGTCCAAAGGGCAGTGCTAAACGTAGATGTCCCGATACTACTAAAATGAAAGAACTAACAGGATTTACAGAATACACATCTCTAAGAGATGGACTTAAAAAAACAGTAGAGAGTTTATTATGAAAATAGGAATTATTGGATGGGGTGCTGTAGGAAGTGCAGTCGGCGAAGGTTTTAAAATGCTAGGACACACAGTGAAAAAGCATGATCCAAAATTGAACACTGTCTTGGACGATGTATTAGATACTGAAATTGTTTTTGTATGTGTTCCGACTCCTAGCGGAGAAAACGGAGAGTGCGATCTATCAATCGTACATAAAACAATCAGTGATCTTAAATATTTGTCTTACACTGGAGTAATTGCTCTTAAATCAACTAGTGTGCCGGGAACCACACAATCAATTATTGACAAATATAACGATAAAGATATTTGTTTTGTACCAGAGTTTCTTAGAGAAAGATCGGCCCTAGAAGACTTCGTTAGAAATCACGATGTCTTAGCTGTAGGATGCCACACTGATCGTGCTTGGCATCGAGTCTGCGAAGCACATTCGTGGTTACCTAAGAATACGGTGAGAATGACTCCGACCGAAGCTGAAATTCTAAAATATTATTCTAATACATTTAACGCACTTCGTGTAGTATTTGCTAATGTTATGTACGAAGTTGCAGAAAAATTAGATTCAGATTACGATAAAATTTTATCTACGTTTTTACTGAGAAAAACAGCTAGTCCGGACTATTTGGATTGTGGTCCAGATATGAGAGGGTATGGAGGAATGTGTCTGCCTAAAGACACGAAGGCTATGGCAGATCTTTGTAAAAAGTTAGAGCTCCCATTTGATCTATTCAATACGATAGATCATGATAACAATCAGGTTAAACGAACTGTGTTACCTGGGATGAGATTTTAAACACTAGCATCTTCCATGCCAGCGACTCTGAGCTTAATAATATTACTCAGGTGCCACTGCTTTTGATCTAATGCTTTGATTATACCTAACCACTTGTTTCTTAGTAAGGCAAAGTCGTTAATAATCTTTTCAAAATCTACAACATCTGCTTCGCCCTCTACAAACTTTTCACAGTCTCTAGAGGACAAAGCTCGTTGATAATTTTCAAGGTATTTGCGAAAATGTTGACTACGAAGTCTACGAAGTTCAATATTAAGATACTCCAATATCGCTTCGATTTCTTGTAATTGATTAAATCGAGTCTCTACAATACCCGGCATTGATGCAGAGGCCTTTTCGATGTTTCCTGCTATGCGGGCATCCTTTTTGGCTTCTAAAAGCTCAGCCTCGTAATGTGCAACGGCATCTGGGATATTTGAAATATCTTTCGAGACTCGATCATACCAATTCATTTATTCCTCATCTTCGTAATAATCTTCGTTATCTTCTCCGATTTCTTCGCCGTCGATAGCATAATCGATTGCGTCGTCTAGATAAGGATCTACACCCTGTAGACTCTCTAGTACTGAATCTTTTACGCCATAGTCAAGCAAAGTATTAACAAAGTCAGAAGCAACATCGGGCCTATTCTTTTCAGGAATATGCTCTACTACCAATGTCCAAATATCTGCAATTAAATCTTCTTTCATTCTACGCTCTCCGGTTGAGGTTCAACAATATTAGTTATCTCAACTGATGATTTTTCAGGCACTTTTACAAAGTCCTCCATAACTACATCAAGACAACCATTCTCATTGCGTTCCCATTCTTTGCGATAGAATTTGAGAATCTCCCCATCCGAAGTTGTATACGAAAGACGATTGCCGTCTTTGACTAACATACCTTTGTTCTCTGCAAGATCGACAAGGCCACTATACGGATTCATTCCTGTTTCATAAGGAATCTTTACCTGCACACCTTCGAATGGTTTCGCATAGCGTGTTTTCATGATCTTACATGCAGCACGGATACCTTTGACTTCCGAAATCTTATTGCCGTCCTCATCCTCTTTGAGTTTGAGTTTTTTCATAGCGACAACAATACTAGATGCATAGATAAAGCCTTGGCCACCGGAGATTTTATCATCCGGATCGAACATGTCCTGACTTGCGTATGTATGGTTTGTTGCTACTAGACCGACATTATAGCTACCGAACATATTGACACAATTACGAACTAATGCTGTCAATGCTTTAGGCTTACGGCCCATGTCGCCTTTCAAGTCGCCTGCTTCGAATTGGTTAACATCAGTTGGTGTTAGCATCATGCCGAGCGAATCGAGAACAAATAATACCTTAGGACGTTCGCCTTCGGGCATTGCTTTATATTCTTTCATGAACTCGTTGATAGTTTTAGCAACGTCATCGATCATTGCCATGTTGAGTTTAAGAAGTTTCTCTTCTGAAATATCAACACCAAGTGCTTCTAACCATTTTTGATCTAGAGCGTTTTCTGTATCAATTAGAACAACAAAAATACCTTGTTCTTGTGCTGCTTTGACAATATTACCTGAACAGATATATGACTTACCTGCACCAGATTCACCAGCAAAAACTGTTACTTTGCCGAGCGGAATGCCTTTATGAAAGTCTGAACTAATAAGATAATTCAGAGCATAGTTACCTGTACTAACCCAATCGGTTGGGTCATTAAATCCTACTCCTAGACCATCAATACTTTTGGTCAGAGTTTTTCTAAATTTAGAAATATCAAATGCTTTTGCCATTATTATTTT